ATATAACCTTTAGAATTAATGCCGTTATAAATAAGATTAGCCCTTTCATAAAACTATTATATTATTGTTAGTGACTTGTAAGGCTACATAGTCCCAAAGTTCCATCAGTGACCTTTTCAAAGTAGCATAAACAAAGTTACCCTCTTCATCAGTTCGGTCAAGTTCTGCTCTAAATTCAATCCATTCAAAATAAGCAAGATTAACGACCTTAGTACTTTGATAAGTATCTAAAGGAATTTCAAACCCGTTCAAAATAAATTTATCTTGAGGGAACACCCACCTATATTCCGTTGGTATTTCAACTGCATAAGGATATAACTGAGGTAAAACATATTTGTCTAACTCAGCGATTTTTAAAGAATCCAAAGTAACGCCCTCGAATATCTTATAAAGGTCAGTACTCAAGCCGTCTTGAAATACTTTAGTCCCGTCTAAATTAAAATAGCCTAGCACCCTTGCATATTTATTTTGCTCTAAGTAAATTGTTGTAGTTACTTTTGAGTTATGAAGTATGCATTTAATCTCGTATTGAGGATTGTCTAAAGTTAAATTATTATCTATTATCATGGTTCTGAGATTAAAGAAGTTGCGTCAAATACAAATACTCTATAAGGTGTTGTCGCTGTTTTACCTGCCCCTGTTAAATAAGTTGTTGGATTCCACCCCTTATAATATGCACTACTACCCCCCGAATTTGATTGAGTTGTAGACATCCAAACTAAAGTAGAGTTCGCTGCTTCATACCAAAATATTTGTGAGGTTAATACATCATATAAATAGCCCGAACCCGTTTCAGCTAACTCGCCTAATATTGCCAACATTTCTTCTCTTGACATTAAATAAAAGTCTGAGAAAGTAACCCCATTAACCACTACCGAGAAAGCTAACGCAGCGTCAATAGCACCGTTCCAATTTGAAGCCCCACCTAAATCGGCTGTCTTTCTATAAAACCCTAAGCCCGTTAATTTGTCAATAGTGATTTTATCTTTGTTGCCCGTTGTACCCCACGCTTGTAATCCGTCAACATCAACAAATCTTAAAGTGTTAGAATTTCCGCCTACCTTAATAGCACTCTTAAGCTTAAACCAATAGTTAGAACCCGCCGTCCTATCGAGTTGAGCAATTACAGCAGGATTTGTAGGGGCGTTGTAATTATACCATCCGTTTTGCATACGCCAACCCTCGTCCCCCGTTCTATAACTTGTGTATTGTTCCCCTATTGGGAATTGTAATAAAACACCACTAGGAGTTGAACCCGTTGGGACTATCCACTCACTACCGACCTTACTACCTACCTCTGCCCCCGTGCCGTCTTTAACTAAAATATTAGGATTAACCCCACTTGGATTTGTTAAAAAAGAATCTGAATTTATAGTTATTATTGTGTCAGGGGCTAAGATATCGGCACTTGTTCCACTTGGTATGTCGGTAGTTGACAAAGTAGTGCCTAATGAGTTCTTTAAAACTGCCGTTGCATGAGCACATGAACTATAAACAACCCAATTACCACTCACTAATGAACCTACGGGAGTCCCGTTTCCGTCTACTACTGCAATATCTTCAGTATTTCCACTCCCTACGCTTCCATAAGATACCCCATTTATAGTAATTATAGCCACTGGGCAAGAACTAGCAGGCGGTTGAGGTGTTCCCGTTGTCGGGACTGCACACTCATTGTAATCAAAAGGTGCAGAAACACTAACCGAAATTAAATGACCTGCGATTCTATCTTTAAAGTCTTGTATAAAAGGTGTTAGGGTGTTGTTCTTGTCTAAGTCTAATTCCCTATCAAGATTCAAAGTAGCTAACAAGTCTAAGCCTATTTGAAAAGTGTCCGATTCAACTTCGACTTTATTTGCGTCGCCATCCTCAAGTCTATCCCCTATTAAAATATTAAAGTTGTAACTTATCTCATTGCCCGATATAGTAGAGGGTTGAGGGCTAACCCAAAATAAAGGGTATTGCGTGGCTTCTGATGAACTAATTTCCCATAAGTCGCCATACCCATAGTCTTTAATCTGCAAATGATTATCTGCAAAGTCTTTGAAGTATTTATAAAGGATGTTTTTAGTTATCATTTTGTTTTCTTTTCAATATATGCCATAAGTTTCTGAAGATTCTTTTTAGTTATCTTCTTATTAGCAGTCTTTACAGTATGGCCAGTATTTTCTTTCATTGTTTTTTCTTCTTGAACTACCTAAATAAAATCCCGTATTGTATGCTAATTCTCTCGCTTGAATGTCTTGTTGATTATTGTTTCCGTTTAACCATAAAGGATACAAAGTGTTATTCTCACTCAAATAACCCGACAAGCGTTTGCCATAAAACTCAGCCATACGACCCCACTTCTGCTCGATTAATTCTAATTCTCTTTGACTAACGGGTTGTTGATTGTCGGAGTTTTGAGTTACTACACCCTTATTAGAGAATCGGTAATTAAAAATAATTGCCCCGTCTGAAATTGTAGCATTGATAATAAAATCTCTGATATACTCGTCTAATAAAGTTTGGTTAAGACTTGTTAAATTAGAAGCGTTTATTTGGTCTGCTATCTCATTATAAAGGTCACTACCTAATATTTGTTGAAGTTGTATGTCTTGCACCATTATAATAGTCTGTGCTATTAATTTGTCATCGACATTATTTTCGATTACCCCATATTTTTTTATGGTGGCAGTTGATACGAATAAAGGTTTTAAACTCATCTTTTATTTTTTTCTTTTAACTAAAACAGATTCCCAAAAATGACGACAAGACGGGATATGTGTAACCGTCCCCTCTATTGTTTGCCAACCCCCTTTATATTTAAATACATCGTCGTTATAACCCTTAGTACTTGCATCGTTTTTAAGTTGGTCTATTTCCTCTCTTGTATAAAGTTTATTAGCCCCTATCATTTTAATGCAAAACTCTCTCGAAGTATCTAACAACTTAGGTTCTAAATTAGTAGTGTATCTCCACTTAGTCATAATCCCGACTTCTTGAGTTGGTGGCTCTTGAATTTCCTTTGGCGTGATTGTAATTTCTCCATTACTCTCGCCATAGTCAACAAATAAAGTATTGTTTTTATTTAAAGTTTCAAGTAATCGGTAAATTAACTTTTCAGACATTGATAATTTTTTTGCTAAGTCCGATACTTTAACTGTTTTACCCTTTTTTATAGCATCAATTAACGCTTGTTCGTCATCTTTTGCAAAGTTTTGAGCGTCATCATACGAATAACAAGACTTTATAACCTCGAAATTATCGGCACTTTCGCCAATTTCTAAGAATTTATTAAGGATAAAATCTTCTTCTTTATTAAATGCACTCGGTTTTGTAACATCGCCCCCTTGAATCGGTGGTAAATTTATCATGCCTCTTATCTCATTTGTAGTTAAAGCGTCTAATAATTTAGGTGCAATACTCGGATTAGAGTTAATAATGCTTAAAATATCGTCTTTTTTATCTAGTTTAGGCTTAACAAGTCCTAATCTATCATATACCATCTCAGAGAATGAATCGGTATCTATTGTTTTACTAATTATATCTGAGGTCAATTCAATACCGATAGGGTCTAAGCTAGTTAATTCAACGGGGCTACCTAAGAAACCATAAAGACTTAAAATGTAATTCATGTCTTCGGCTTCCTCTTGTTGTTTTGGTTTTACATAGGTGTTAGAAAAGTGTTCCCACGATAAATCAAACTCTGAACGACCCCCACCTAATTCGCCAGGTGTTTTAATCCCGAATAGTAAACCATTTGAAACCCTATGAGCGTAAAGAATTTTATTAATAGTATCTTTACTTAGTTGCTCATATTGTTTGTCAAGTTCGTTACTTCTTAAAGGACTAATTTCGGGTGGGGGAGTATTTGGATTTTGAAAGTTTAAAAGTATCTCTCCTGCATTGTCCGTTCCACTCGCCTTACTCTTAAACGCATCTTCAACCTCTCTTTGTTCTTCTTCAGTTTTTGCCGTTCCATTAAAGAAAGTAACCATAGTACCTGCACTGAATCCCGTCTTAACATTATTAAGTTGAAAAAAGTTGCACTCTATATCTGTTTCTATCGGTGTAGCACCACTATTATATTCAGGGAGTGGGTATATATCACTTGCAGGGTTTTCGTCTATTAGATAAAGAATTTGTTTGCCTTGTCTATCTAAAGGGTCAAAGGCTTTTAAAGTGACTGCATCTTCGGGTAATCTTCCGTTTGATTTTTTCCACCTATAAGATACACTTTGTTCTCGTGTCCATTCTTTAGATATATAAAACTCCGACTTATCGACATTAGTACGAATAGTGTTAAAGGGTTGTAGTTTTACCGACTTAATATTTTTGAACGCATCCCACTCAATCAAATAAGCACAACCCCCGTATAAAGTTCTTTCAAAGATTTTCTTTTTAGCTAACTCATCAGCCGTTTGAGAACTATTAATACTATCTAAAGTTTTTTGAAGTGCTACCTTATCCCCTTGCCAATCTTCTTTAATCTTAAACCCTTTGCCATAAATATAAGTAGCCTTACCCTTTACTATTGCACCATGTATTCCTGAATTATTATAAAGATACGCTAAGTAATCTGAATAATCGTTATTCTTACCATACGGAACATATACCGAGTTCGGTTGCCTACGAAATATAGGTGTTTCGTTTGCGTATAAAGGGAATTTACTAAATGAATAGTTTTTTATAGGTTCAATTTGGCTCATAGGCTTTTCTTGTTAAAGTAGATTCATTCTCAACTCTACTTGTTAAAATTTTATCATAGGTCATTAATCCATTCTCAACAACAGTCAAACCCGTAGGGTCTAAATTAGTACTACTCACTTGCTCATAAACATTATAGGTGTATTCATCCCCTAAAGGTATTTGAATCTCGCCATCTAACGGGTCGGGTGTAGTTGTCTTTACTACTATTGTAAACTTATTATATCTATCGGGGTATAAACTTAAGTCACTTGAAATACAATAGTACTTTTGTTGAGTTTGGTTATTGATGAACTCAAATAGATAGTTAGGCGAGGGTATCGTTATCTTTTCAGATAATGTAACTACCACAACATTGCTACCTAAATTTAGTCTTATCATACACTAATAATATATGATTAATAAAGTTAAGTACAAAAAAAAGGCAACCCGAAGATTGCCT